CGAACGCCCTCTTTATGCAGGACTCGAACGCAGTTAGCACAAACTGTTTTCAAGTTCACAGGACGGCAGTTGTCTAAGTCTCCGTCCACGTGAAACACTGTGAACACTTCTCTGTGCGGTGATTTGAAACCACACTTGTCGCACTGACTTTTTACCCTATAGCCAGCACGATACCAACGGGCAACTCCATGCCCTTCTCCATGCTTCAAACACAGGTTGCATAGGCTTCTGTAGTAAGTGTGTCCATTTTTACGATAATTTACTGCGGTGGGTCTCAAGCCGCAACTACAAAGTGGTCTCATACTGTATTTAATACAACCAGGCCTTTTCGAGACCTTTTCGGTGGTGTATATAACGCCCAAAATTCCAAAATGCTATAAATACATTACAGAACATGTTCACATGGAGATCACAATATGGCTCAACTTAGTTCACCAGGCGTAAGCGTAACAGTAGTAGATGAAAGTTTCTACACTCCAGGCGCCCCGGGTACAGTCCCACTAATTATCGTTGCCTCAAAAGCAAACAAAATGAACGCAGCTGGCACTGGTATTGCACCAGGCACCACAGCGGCAAATGCTGGTAAAGTATGGTTGTTGACCAGTCAGATGGATCTTGGAAGTACTTTTGGTATTCCATATTTCCAAACTGATGCGGCCAATAATCCAGTCAACGCTGGCGAATTAAACGAATATGGCCTACAAGCTGCTTACAGCTTCTTGGGCGTTAGCAATCGTGCTTATGTGGTACGTGCAGACATTGACTTGGGTCAATTGGAAGCGTCCGCAGATGCTCCAGTGGGCAAAGCCGCAGACGGCACATTATGGTTAGACACAGTTTCCACAAACTTTGGTTTGTTTGAGTGGAACTCAGCACCAGCCACAGTGACTGGTGGACAGTCATTTGTAACCAAGCCAGTAACAGTTATCACTGACACTGCATTGGTAGCCACTGGTACACCTTTGGCCAGCTATGGTCAAATTGGCCAGTACGCTGTTGTGGCCACAACAACATTGTTCAAGTTGTGGTACAAAAAGCCAATCACTGACACCGCAGGCGGTGTATGGGTTGAAGTTGGCAGTACCAACTGGGTCAAGAGTCGCCCAACAGCATCAGCAACATCAGCTATCACATCAATTACTCCAGGTGTTGCCAAAACATTCACTGGTGCAATTACAACTACAACACTGACAGTTTCAACCAGCGTGACCAACGGCCCATTGGCCAATGGTGATTTGGTGTCATTTGTGGGTGCAACACCCAACACATTGATCCTTGGTCAATTGACCAGTACAGCGTCCTCAGCTGCAACTGTGACCTATACCAGCGGTGGCGCAAGCGGTGCTGACAACTTCAACGTGGTGAGTCCAGTTGGTCTAGTTAACGGACAGTTGATTACTGGTACAGGTGTTCCAGCAGGAACCATTATCAGTGTTGCAGCCAACACAGTTACTTTGGTAAATGCACGTACAGGTTTGCCAGCATTGTTGACACAACAAGCAAGTGGTTCTTACAGCGTGTACACACCAGGCGGACTTGGCACATACACTGTTAACCAAACTTATGCCAGCCCAGTAAGCGCAACAGCTATGACAGTTGCAACCACTGGCGAAACACTGGTTATCAACGGATCTATCGTTGGTGGTGTAAGCACAGTCAGCGCACTGGCCACAGCAATCAATTCAGCTGCCATTACTGGTGTTACTGCTTATGCAGACACCAACAACTATTTGTATTTGTATTCTACAGGCACAACAATTACAGTAAGTGGCACAATTGCAGCTCTTGCAGGTTGGACCAGCGGTCAACAAGCATCAAAAACATTCAATGCTCCAGCATTGACATTGGCTCCACACTACACGCCTCCAAGCTACGGTACTTTTGATTCAACACCACGCCCAACAGGCAGTTTGTGGATCAAGACAACCAGTGTTAACTTGGGTGCAAACTGGATCATCAACAAGTACAACGAAGAACAAGATTCTTGGATCAAACAATCAGCAAGATTGTTTGCAAATGCTTCAACAGCATTGTCAGTATTGGATCCAGTTGGCGGCGGTGCAAACTTGTCACAAGGCGCATTGTATGTGAAATACAACAATGACGAACAAAGTCCAGCATTGTCCAACTTCAAGATTTATCAAAGAGCTGGAGTTGGTGCAACAACTATCACTAGTGTGGCTGTTAAATCAACCACACTAACCAGCGGTTCTAAATCAATGACAGTGAGCTGGAGTGTTCCAGGCAGTGCCACAATGGTTACTCCTGTAACAGTGACATTCACAGCGGCAGCAGCCATTGGTGATGCAGCAACTTTTGTAGCGGCTTTCCAAGCAGTTGTTCAAGACTCGAATATTTTAGCTGAAAGAAACAGCGACAACACCATCACTATCAGTCACTTGGCTGGTGGTGAAATTGTTATCGACGACGGCGCAGCAGGTGCATTTGCGGCCATGTTCCCAGTAGCAACCACATCAAACTTGTACAACATTGCCGCAGTGATAGACGCAGTTGGCGGTGCTGATTCAACTATTTTTGTAGCAAGTTTATGGACTTCAACAGTTGATAATTTTGGATTTGTCAGTGTAAGCAGCTCACAACCAACCACAATCCCAGCAGACCAAACACTATGGTACAACAGTGACATTACTGATGTTGACATCATGGTCAACAACGGCAGTGCATGGGTTGGTTACTTGTCAGTGAATGGTGCCAACAACTATCTAGTTGGTGGTAAAACTGTTGTTAACGGCGGTGTTGGTGGTACTGAAACTGATCCAAACGGTCCAATTGTCAGTGCTACCAAGCCCAAGAAACAAAGCGATGGTACAGCACTAGCACACGGTGACATCTGGGTCAGCACAGCAGACATTGGCAACTTCCCAGTAATTTACAAGTACAACTTGGTAACCAGCAAGTGGGTGTTGATCGACAACGCTGACCAAACCACATCAAACGGTATTGTGTTCCACGATGCTCGTTGGACAACAAACGGTCAAGGTTCTGCTCCAAGCACAATCAAAGACTTGTTGACCAGCAACTTTGTGGACAGTGATTGCCCAGAAGCAGCATTGTATCCAAAAGGCACATTGCTATGGAATCTACGTCGCTCAGGCTTCAACGTCAAGAAATTTGTACAAAACTACATTGTTTCTGATGAATTGAACACCATGTATCAACCAACAGGTGCACCAGATGCACAAACAGCTTACTATCCACATCGTTGGGTAAGTGCAGCTGCTAACCAGTTGGATGGTTCAGGCACATTTGGAACAGCGGCTCAACGTGCAGTTGTGTTAACTGGCTTGTTGGCAACTATTCAAGAAAATCAAGGAATCCGTCAACCAGACACAGTTATTTTCAACTTGTTGAGTTGCCCAGGATACTTGGAAACATACAGTGCATTGATTGGTTTGAACACTGACAACGGAGAAAGCGCATTCATTATCGCTGACGCTCCAGCACACATGACACCAGATGCTACAACATTAAGCAACTGGGGCAATAACACAGCAGGCGCAGCAGTGGACGGCGATGTTGGCTTAATTGCTACAAACGCTTACTCAGCTGTTTATTATCCATGGGCTTACACCAGCGATTTGATTGGCAACTTTGTTGTTGTTCCTCCAAGTCACGTGATGTTGCGCACAATTGCTCTAAGCGACAATGTTAGCTATCCATGGTTTGCACCAGCTGGTGTACGTCGTGGCGGTGTAACAAATGCCAGCTCAGTTGGTTATGTTGACAGAAACAGTGGCGAATTTATCACAGTGGCATTGAACGGTGGTCAACGCGATACACTAGCAGGAATCCATGTAAATCCAATTACATATCTTGCTGGAACAGGTTTGGTAGTTTACGGACAGAAAACACGTCAGTTGGTTGCTAGCAGCTTGGATCGTATCAACGTGGCACGTTTGGTAATTTACTTGCGTTATCAGTTGAACGTGATTGCTAAACCATTCATATTTGAGCCTAACGATACAATTACACGTAACGAAATCAAACAACAAATTGAAAAATTATTGTTAGGTTTGACAGCTCAACGTGCGTTATATGACTTCTTGGTAGTTTGCGACAAGTCAAATAACACACCAGCAAGAATTGATGCCAACGAATTACATGTTGACATTGCAATCGAACCAGTTAAATCAGTTGAATTCATCTATATACCTATGCGTTTAGAAAACACTGGTGGTGTAGCTGGACTTGGCGCATAATAGGAGAATAACAAATGGCAATCGCAGCATTATCTAATTTCACAGTACCACTAGCAAGCGACCAAAGTGCAGGCTCACAGGGCATGTTGATGCCCAAGCTGAAGTATCGCTTCAGAGTAACATTTGAAAACTTTGGCAAAAGCGGCAGTACTACAGAACTCACAAAACAAGTTCAAGACTGTGCCCGCCCAAGTGTTAAATTTGCAAACCAAGTAATTGAAATTTACAACAGTAAAATCAACTACGCAGGCAAGCCAACTTGGGATCCAATCGCAGTTAAAATTCGTGACGACGTTACAGGCGCTGTTACCAGTTTGATTGGCGAACAGAATCAAAGACAATTTGACTTCTTTGAACAAAGTTCAGCAGCATCAGCTGGTGACTACAAGTTCACATTGCGCATTGAGATGTTGGACGGTGGTAACGGAACCAGCACACCAAACGTACTTGAAACATGGGTATGTTATGGTTGCTACTTGGTTTCTACCAACTATCAAGGTCTTGATTACAAAGCTCAAGAAGCAGTTATACTGGACCTAAGCATACAGTTTGACAATGCTGTACAAACAACAGGTGGAACACTAGGAGCTCCAACTCCAGTAATGACACCAGGTGCTGCTACATCACAAAACGTAATGGGTTCTTAATACACAAAGTCCACTTAGGTGGACTTTTTGTTGACTGATCATTAAGTACGCAGTTAATATTTTCGATAAATATTGTTATGGCATTCACATCTAATCCAACTCTAGACCCTACCAATACGTTGAACGGTGACCAGGTAATCTTTAAAGATTACAAACACGCGGCCAACCTTTTCACTGCCGATCAGTTTAGATTAGCACCCAAGAGCAAATTCTTATTTCATGTGGCGTTTGGCATCAACTATGGCGCACTGCAAAATGCACAGTTGGTTCAGCGATATGGTCCAGAAATCAACATGATGGTTAAAAATATTGACCTACCAAGTTTTACCATGGACACTGAAACACTGAATCAGTACAATCGTAAAAAAGTAGTGCAATACAAAGCCAAGTACGGTGAGATACAAGTTAAATTTCACGACGACAACATGGGACTGATCAATCATTTGTGGCAAGCATATTGGAGTTACTATTATGCAGATGCTAGAACTGCGACCAATCCGGGCGCATACGCACGTAACGCCATGCAAAATTATAGAAGTGCCATGCCCAACCCATATGGATTTGACAACGGCAGTTCACAGCCATTTTTCAATTATATCAAAATTTATCAAATGGCCCGACATGAATATGTTTGCTACAAAATAATTAATCCGCTGGTTACCAGTTGGAACTATGGCAAAGTCAGTTACAGTGATACCGGCGTTCATGACTTTGATATGAAGCTGTCTTATGAAGCTGTGACATTCAGTGTGGGCACAGTGACTCCTGGAGATCCAGAAGGTTTTGCACTGCAAGATTCACATTACGATTCAACTCCCAGTCCATTAAAAGGACCTAACCCAGATCCCACAGTGAACAATCCCAGTTTTGTCAAGTCCATCGATACCACTGGACTTGCTCCGGGCATATTGGCCAATGCCATTAACTCCGTAAATGAAAATCAAAATTCAAGTGGTGCGTTGGGCAATGTGGCAGGAGGAATCGCTCTTGCAACAGCTGGTGTTGGCATATTCAATGCACTGGGAGGTGCAGCCGGCATTGGCAATGCAATTGGCGGAGCGATAGATGCAGTCAGCGGTGCAGTGGGCGGCGCTATAGATGCAGTGGGTGGAGCAATCGGAGATGTATCAACATCAATCGGTGAAGCAGTGGGCGGGCTTTCGGATGCAATATTTCCCGGCAACGACAACAATGCCAGTTCAGCTCCTTCTGACTTGGACGACTGGTTTGGATAAACTATGATAACAAATTTACCACAAGCACCCGTTAACTCAAAAAATGTAAAAACATTCTTTGATAACTTTTTTTCAAAGCCCGTGAGTTTTCCCGCGGATCAAATAGATGCGGTTACTGGATTCTTTGGCAAGCGAGGATTCGACACAACCAGTGCCAGTAGCATTGCAATCACACTATTGAATCAAGCAAGAAATGAAAATGTAAATGTGTTTGCGTTATTGGACAGCTTGAAAGGCCTGACAGATGTGCAGTTGAGTCAAGTGATCACACAAGTGTTGAATGCCAGTAGAGAAAAAACCAGTCTACTGGGTTACAGAGTAAAACCAGTAACTGACACATACGAAAGCCGAAATATTTTGGTGTAATATGGCTAAATTCGCTCGCGGCAAGTTCGCAATGAAACATCCTGAAAAGTACGTGGGCACCAAGACACCAACGTATAGAAGCAGTTGGGAATGGAGTTTCATGAATTTTTGCGACAACAACAAGTCCATTCAAAAGTGGGCCAGCGAGGCTGTGCAAATTCCTTACAAGGACCCTTTGACCAACAGACAAACTGTGTATGTGCCGGATTTTTTTATACAATATGTGGACAAGAACGGTCGTGTATCAACTGAATTGATTGAAATCAAACCGGCCAGTCAAAGCATACTTGAACGTGTGGGCAAAAACAAATACAATCAAGCACAGTTT